ACACGTAATAGCAGATTGCACAAAAATTTCTTCCCCAACGGTTAAATCTTTGTGCAAAATGTCAATAGACACAAAATATAGTACCCACACCCCTTAGGGTAGGGGAGTGGGCACAAGATACAATATAATTATACGTTAGTTGTTGCCATTGTCTGCAAGTCGCTTTCCTGGTTCGACAGTTCTGTGCCTGCTACAACATTACCTCCGATAATGTTTCTTTGCCCGCTGGAATCAAACTTCATTCCAGCAGTGTAGTACAAACCAGTGTCAGCCGGAATAATCGAGTTGAAAAACACTCTGTTATCAGCACTACCATTGATAATAGAGATAGCAGTAGTATCCGCGTATTTAGTACTGCGCTCAATCATGTTTTTGGAAATCTGGCACCCAGAGGATTGGGACAGTACAATGCACTGATCGATATTGTTAAATTGGCAGTTATCAATAACGCACCCTCGAGCGCTTGTCAGTTGCACTCCTATACAGGACTGCGAACCGATAAATTGGCAGTTACTCACAACCCCGGACGACTTTTCGAATTCAACAAGTCGATCCCTTGCATTGAAATAGCAACCCTCAACGCTGATCTGGCTGTTGCCGGAATTCTTTACATATAATCCCCGGTTGCACTGATCGGCAATGTACCCTGAAATCCAGATATTCCACACAGGATTACCGTCGGTTAGAGCATTAATAGCAATAGCCGTCATTGCAGAGGAGCACTCACAACTGTCGATGTATACATCGCGCATATCATTGGAATTGTAAAGAATAAACTGCTCGCTGTCGCCTGTTAATTTGTTAAAACTACTGATGCAGTTATAAAATCTGATGGATGCATTGCCACTAATGCCTGCTGCACCACCGCTGGATTCGTCCAAAAGAAACGATACATACTGGTTCGACGATACATAAAAAGTATCGTGCACAATGTTAGCTGTATACACATTGATTGTATTGACATATTGTGCCACACGACGGCCTCCGATACAATGGATATTGTCAATAGTAACACGCTGTGCATACTGCACATTGAAAAATTGCTGCACATTTTCAGCGGTGGCCACGAAAGTGGCATTGCGAACAGAAAGCCGCTCCACCTGGTAAGTGGCGCTGTCTCCTGTAATATTGATAACACCATTCGGACCGAAACTTACAACATTATTGCAGAAGTCATAAGTTGTATGGCTATCAACTCTTACAGGCGCGTCTATCTTATAAATTGTATCGGTAGTAAGGCCGCCTTTTGCATCGCTCCAACTACCGTGGGTCGGGAATTTAACCGTGCCTGTAAAAGGTTGAATGGATCCCCCTCGGAAAACATCTGCAATACTGGTATCAATATACCAGTCGGCGATTGTCTCTCCTGCTCTGACCAGGAACTTGCCGCCATTTTTCTGTCTGAAGTGAAGGGTGCACGGGGCTACAGGTTTGTCGATAGTAAGCATTACACCGGACGCCACAACAATGGCACCGCTTGTCATCAGAGGTGACCCGATATTGATTGCACCCGTGATGATATACTCGCCGTCAGGAATGAACAGGTCTTTACCAGACTCAATGGCCGTCGAGAACGCAATAGTATCATCGGTAGTACCGTCGCCTTTGGCACCGTAGTTTTTTACGTTAGCGTAGTCAAGGACTTTTTTAATATCTTGCTGCAACTGTTTAATGCTGTTTTGAAGGTCATTGTCTGCGTTTTTTCTGGCCGTCTGTTCTTCGGCAATGGCGTTCTCTCTGGCCGTTTTTTCCGCGTCAATAGCTGTCTGAAGCTCCGTGTCGGCGTTCTCTCTGTCCGTTTTTTCCGCGTCAATAGCTGTCTGAAGCTCCGTGTCTGCGTGCTCCCGGGCTGTTTTCTCTGCGCTCAAGCCCTCATTAAATGCATTGATAAGGTAGTGCAGGACTTCATTGGTGGAGCTGCTAACGCAGTTAGAGCCGGGCACGTAAGCATCACCGGCGGACATTACTCTTGTGACACGTACCAGCGACCCATTGACCCAGACAAGATCGTTGACAGCTCTATCCGCTGTCGCGGTGGGGCTATGCCCCTCATCGTTGGGAGTAATGGCCTTTTTGACATCGGCCCAAAGTTCATCGAAATTGCCAATTTTGGTCCAGAATTCTGTACGGTCCAGAGACACACCGGACGGTACCGGCTGCACGGAAAGATAGGCGTTGCCATTGCTGTCCACAACAACGGTATTTGCTTCGTACTGGCTTGTGATGTCCCACTGAATCGGGTTTGCGTACTTGATCGTGGCCAGGCTGACGAAGTTCGTCAGTTTGGTATTGAATTCGTTCAGCTCGTCCATAATCCAATCAAGATTGAGATCATGGAAATTGGTGTAGGGCGCTCTGTGAATAGGATTGATACTCATAAATCACATCTCCTTAATATACCAGCAAACAAAAGTTCGCCCGGATGTCCGTAACGATTTTATGGACTGCATTTTCCATTGCAAGAGTCAACTCTTTGGCAATAAGGTCTTGCGGGTCTCGTCCTGCCCGGCCCGTATCGGTTACGGTGTCTTTGTAGCCGTCGTGCAATGCGGATGTGTTGTTATCGGTGGTTGTCTGATTGGTGGTGGTCGTGTCCGTGCCTCTACTGGTAATGGTGTTCCCGGTTCCAAGGGCTGTTGTATTCTTTTCAGCGGTTTGCAATGTCCCGCTGTCAAACCCCGTGACATCCCGGGTGGTGATGTCGCTGCCGGTATTCTGGCCGGTGGTGGTCAGGTTAGGCGCTCGTGTAGTTGTTCCCTTCACGACGTTTGTGCGGTTGATTGTGCCGCCGCTGGTTCCTGCATGGTCGGTGATTCTGATTCTGTCATCGGATGCCAAAGCATCGTATTTAAGGCCCAGCGCCTCGGCGTACCGGGTCCAGCTCGGAAGCATGGTTTCAGAATAGACGCCCAGCGCCCTGCGCATCGTGGGGCCATCCGCGTATAATACCTCCAATTCCAGCGTATCAAACAGTAATTGATTGCAGACAGCGTCTTTAGAGACATTGTCAGGGACTTTCAAGTCGTCGAACAGTTTCGGGTATCTTGCCAACAGGCCGTTAAAGCTCAATGTTGCGTGCATCGTTGTTCACCTCCTGCGCTCCAGTATCGGGCGGAAAACGCCAATCAACCCATAAAGTAGATTTGTCAATTCCAAAGAGCTTGTGGACCCGCTCACACCCATGCTGCAAGCTGTCCAACCATAGCGACGCTTTGGCGGCTGTCTCAACGTTGTTAGAATTGACTTCGTCAGTCAGCATCCGCTCTTTCTTGCTTGTGTTGGTATTGGGGATGCCTACTTCAGTATCGAACAGGGCTTTAATGGTTTTAAGGGCTGTAAGCAATTCGTTGGTAATGAAGTTCCCTTTGAGGTCAGTTGCAAAGTACATCCAAGGGTCTTGCCCGGATGCCCCATTTTTAGGCGCTTTGAGCAACGAGGAATCCACAAACACGGCGGGGGCGCCCTGCATGATCTGGTCAAACATCTTTTTAAAAGATTCTGCACCGGCCTTGTTACCAGATGCAAACACATATGCTAACCTGCTGTTTATTAAATTGCTCTGGATGGTCTGGGCCGCAAGGGCCATCATATCCCCATAATAGGCCACAATATCCACCATACCGCGGTAATCGGGCTGCAAATTGATGATCTCGCACTGCTTTCCGATCTGTAAATATGGGGACCCTTTAATAAAAGGGTTTGCAATGATGGAGTGTGTCGGATTATAGAAAATGTTGATGCCGGTTAGTCCCATTCGGTCATATACGAGGCCATAACGGTCTGTATTAAACACCGTAACACCGCCGGAACCGAAAACAAGATACTGCAAGCGGTTACTGGGCCATGTTTCGGGCAATGTCCACCGAACCATAGACACCGCTTCAAGGAACAGATATTTGCGGAAATAATAGGATAAGCTGTTGCCTTTGGTGTGCATTACGGAGGGAGTCACCGGGGACACATGAGCGTTGATTTGCTCATAGCTGTAGGGGGCGCTCATAACAGACGACCTCCTTTTGCCATTTTAAACAGTAACCACACCGGCAACTTACCGGTGGGCCACGGCCCGGGACCCGGGCCTCCGCCGGAGTCCCATTCTACATCCCATGTGCCAACCTGATTCGGGATTCTGATAATGCTGGACGGGTCCCTCAGGTTTCCGGCTGCATCGGCATACTCCCAGTGCGTGTGAATGCCCGTTGCGTTGCCGGTCTCTCCCTGGGTGCCGATAAACTGCCCCTTGGAGATTGTGTCACCCACGTTCCAAATCTGTGAGGCAAAGTGTGCGGCTCGCCATGTCGTGCCGTTGGCCATTCGCACTTTAATCATATTGCCCCATGACTGGTCGCCCGAGGTGCTGCCATTCCAATGCTGGGCCACTACCACAACGCCCGCCTCGGGCGCGTACGCTTTATGATTACCGTGCACCGTGTCAATGCCCCGGTGGGGACTTCCGTCCGGGTACGCCGGATAACCGGCGGTAACTCTGATTGGCGACACATCAGTAATACACTGTTTATATACTGCCATTGTTTATGCCTCCTACTCATAGAAAAAACCATTCTTCAGATAACTTTTGACACTGTCGATTTCTTCTGCTGTCGCCGCTAGTGCGATGTCGGGATCGTCAACCATAATATACCCCGGAATTGTGGACAACTGTACCCGCTTACACAGGGGCCGTCCGTGGTCCTCATTGTTGTCGTCCACAAGAATTTTAAAGCGAGCGACCATATACGGCACCGAATCAAAAGCTATTGTGGACCCCGTTGCGCCCTTGCTCGCTACATCTGCATTAGTTGCCTGTGCAGCATTTAAAATACCGTTTCCGACGTCTGAGAAAGAACCCCCGGATAATGCTGCCTGGATACCTCCGAACGCTGCCGCAATACCAGTATGCAGCAAGCCTCCGCTGCCCGACGGTATATCAAATGTAATATTGGAAAGTTGAATAGGTACCCCAAGTTTGGCGGTTGTCTCGTGTACTAGCTGATTTGTATCAGTAAACACTCGCAAGATACTGTCGCCGGTGAAAAGATCCACCGTATACTGTATAGATAATGTTGCAGCGCCCCACAATTTAGAGGCATCAAGGGGAATTACTCCAAATGGCTGCAAGAAGATAGTGTAGTCCGTGTAAGGGGAGGCATTGCAATACCCTCCACGACTTGCCGCTTGTGGATGCTTTGGGATACCCACACTTACCGATTTTGTTAAATTGTTGTTATCTGCTCCCAAAATCCAGCAAGGGATGTCTATGGACCACCACCCAACATCCACATTGGACACAAGCGGCAAATGCGCGGTGAGTTCGGCAACATCAAATGGAAAGTAATTACAACTTACAATATACTGATACGGATTAAAAAGTACTTTTGTTAAACTATCGCTAATTTCTGCATTATCAATACTAAGATATGACACATCGGTTAGCAATTTAGCAGATAGTTTTTTAGCATTTCCAGGAGTCATTACTACATAGGTAATGGCACCAATGGAATTTGCAGCTTTGGCTATAAACCCGATAACAAAAAAGCCCCCGCTTATTGTTTCGGAAAAACCGCCTTGAAAAGCGCTTGTCACACTCCGTACTTCGGCTGTTGCTGGATATAGGCCATCTGAAATTGTACCATCATACTGTGCCGACGATCTTGTGACATACTCCGTACTATTGCCGATTTGGTCGCGGTAGCTTGCCAGCGTGTCAACAGTCAGCGAGGCATTCCAGAGCCCATCGGCATACGTCCAATTTTTAACCCAGTAATACCGGCTGAATGTGGGAAGGTAGCAATAATTGTACCCGGTGGGGTCGTTTTGTGTTGCAATCTTGATCTCGGGGTCAATGATGTTGCAAGGGGCTTTAAGGTCAATTCCGAACTCATGTCCACCGCTGGGCCGCTTTGTGCTGTTTGTGCGCTTTGCAAACTGGTAGAAAATAGCTTGCATTTTGCACCTCCTATAAAATAACCGGCGGGCAGATGCCCGCCGGTGCCGGTCAGGACTTCGATGGGTCCGCGTCCTTGTGCGTGGTGGTTTTCAGGGTGGAGGCTGCTTTGCCCGTGCTGGGAGCAGTGACGTCTCCGTTGGTCATCAGGAACAGAACGGCGTTCTCGGTGAAGTCATCATACCACGACCATCCGTAGTGATACCAGAAATTCGTATACAGGCCGCGCGCGTTCATGGGGGTCGGAACCACGCGGGACAGCTTCGGAGTGTATCCGATTGCATCCCAGTCCAGCAGACATCCGAACACATTGGTAAGCTGAACCGCGGCATTCTTGGATGCCACACCGGCGGTGCTGGTCACAACAGGTGCCGCAGAGATGGTTTCGCGCTCGTCGATGTTCTGCCAGAATGTGACCTGTTCCGCGTCGCGGTATTTCAGCATGTTGTCATGGAATACCTCGGGAATCACGCGGGCGTCGATCTGGCTCTGCGTACCGCTGTACAGATAGAGGTGCTGACGATCATAAGGGGTGTGGCGCATGATGTTGTACGTCGTGCTGCCGATCTGCCAGTTCTGATGCCAGTTGATGGAACGCTCTTTCATCAGGCGGGAAATGTCATTGATACGACCATATGCGTATTTTGCGAATCCCGGGAAGTTTGCTTCCTTATACACGTCCTGGACGGTCAGTTTTGTGCCCTGCTGGGCGTTGTACTCGTCGAGCAGATAGACGACACTGTTGGGGCTTGTAACCGTCATGCCGGTCAGATGATTCGCCATCAGGTTATTGGCGAGGTTCCGTCTGTCTGCCTCGATCTGGTTAGACAGATGCAGCACGAACGAGGACCAGAATTGCGCCAGTTCCTCGGGGCCTTTGAACGCCGCTTCCATCTGGGTATCAGCCTGCGTGTACACGCGGCTGTAATTGGTCTGGCCATAGTAGTTCGTCTGAAGGACTTTAGGCTTGTGGACTTCGTACATATCCACGCTCTGGCCATCCGCCAGCGCCCACGCCTTGTCAGTGACGGGGTCAGTGTCACAAAAATTGATCTTCCGAACATGGTTTGACCAGTCGTCGCCCGTGACCTGCAAGCGCTTCAGGGGTGCATCGTAGGGGCGCACGGCAAAGATGGTGCGGCCCAGCACCTGGCTGATCGCCTTGGTGTAGTTGTCGGGACCAGTCAGTAGCGTGGCCTGCGCAACAGAAACGAAACTCGACGTATCCACGATAGGCGACGTCGGCGTCTGCCCGGTGGCCAGTTTGTTGATCTCTGTCAGAATTGCGGCAATGTCCGCAAAATCCATACCAAGAGGCATATTACTTCACTTCCTTTCCATAAGTCGGGTCGATAATTCGGGCTGTCACCGTGGCAGCATCTGCCGCCGGCTGCTGCTGGATGCCAAGGCCCAGCGCGTTCGCCTGCAACGTCTGGGTCATAGTCTGCATTGCCTGTGCGCTGGTCTGCTGACCCTGCAAAATCTGCTGCAACAGGGTTTCGAGGCCGTCATACTGCGGCACGGTCTGCGGCACGGGCTGCGGCGTGGGCTGCGGTGCGGGCT